CTCTTGCTCAATGAAGCAGGGGTCATGCTCACAGTGGTGGTCAACGTGGAGAAACTCCTCGGCGTTGAGTAGTAAACTCCGCATCGAATACGACACTTGGTGGCGAAGGCTGTCCAAGGGCGAGCGCGACTTACTCCTCGCCACGGGGTTCGACCATACCAACCCCGGCTATGCAGGAGTCCCAAAGCCCCACCGCTACATCGAAAGCGGAGGCGACCAAAGCGCCGACGGCGGCAGTAAAGCGTTTGTCAACTTCTCGGATTGGTCGATGCGCGGCTACGACATCGACAACCAGACAGCCCATGCATGGCAAGCAGGCATACTGGCTAATGAGACGACTATGAACGACAAGACCTACACGCACGATGAGGTGACCGACATATTGTCCAAGGTCATTTCCGTGTTTACCGATTCAGTCCATCCAGCCGTAAGGCTCCATGGCACCTGCATCAAGATCGCGCTCGGCATCCCCGGCATGCCCAACATGAGCGAACTGGGGAGAACCAACAACGTGACGCGCGCGGAAGTCAGCAGGCGTGTGAAGAACATCCAGCGGAAGATGAACCTGCCGCCGTCGATGTTTATGAAGTCCGACTACGCCTGCTCGCGCCTCAAACGCAAATGAAGCCCAAGCCCATCGAACTGGCTGGACGCTTTGGTGTGTCCAAGCAGGCTATCAACAACTTCATCAACCAAGGGATGCCCGTTGACTCTATTGAGTCCGCCGAAGCATGGCTGATGCAACGCCGAGCGCGCGCCAATGGCGGCGGTCAAACCGTCCGTCCAGACAAGGACTTCACCGAGACGGTCGAGAAGCAACGGGAACTCAAGGCTCTGGCCTATGAGCATTACCTGTCCGACCTGCGGAGCGGAGCGCCCGAAGCCGCCAAGTCCTACGCCACCTACGACAAGTTGGTCAAGACGCTGGTGACGCTGGAGAAGGAACTACATGCGCGGCAGATTGCATCCAAGGAGTTCATCCGCACCCAGACCGCCGTCGAACGCTTCGGCAAAATCCTAAACGACATTCGTAGCGAACTTAATCAACTCGGCACCAAGGTCGCTTCCCGCGCTAACCCCGACAACCCCGGCAGGGCTTTGAAGTCTATCGACGACGAGGTGAACTACATCCTTTCGCGCGTCTCCCAAGCCGTCGGCGATGCCGAAGATACAGTCAAGGGCGACGACGCCGAGGAAGCAGACGCAAATCCAGAACCCATTGTTCTTGACGACGAATCAAACGAGGATGAGATTGAGCAGCCATGAGTTACTTTGAGCCACCTCCTCCAACAAAATATACTGTCTTAAACCTAGGTGCTGGCGTTCAATCGTCATGCCTTGCGTTGATGGCGGCCCGTGGGGAGGTAACGCCGATGCCAGACTTCGCCGTTTTTGCTGACACGCAAGCCGAGCCAACCAGCGTCTACAAGTGGCTGGACTGGCTTGAGACGCAGTTACCCTTCCCTGTAATTCGTGTGACCAAGGGTAGCCTAACGGAAAGCGTACTTAAAATTAGGGTAAAGGAAAAAAGCATATACTCAGAAACGCCTCTCACCTACTTACGAACGAACATCCCGGTCTATGGCCTAACGGCTTCTGGTGAAGTGCGCCCAGCATTAGGTCGGGCTTGCACTGCTGATTTTAAGGTGGCCCCTATCCTCAAGGAAATCCGAAAGCGTTGCGGCATTACACACGGACAGAAGAAAGTGACAGTTACTCAATGGATTGGTATCTCGTTTGATGAGATGCAAAGGATGAAGTTGCCAAGTAATCTTTGGACTCAACATCGCTGGCCATTGGTTGAAAAGCGGATGACTCGGACACATTGTATTGAGTGGATGGCAAAGAACGGCTACCCAGAGCCGCCTCGATCCGCTTGTTACTATTGCCCATTTCATGATGACGATGAATGGCGGCGGTTGAAGGAACAAGACCCAGAGCATTTCCAGAAGGCCGTGGAGTTTGACAAGACCTACCGCCGACTTCAGAATGAGAACCCCGGAGGACTACGTATCGAAGTGTATCTGCATAAGTCTTGCAAGCCGCTTGACCAAGTGGACTTCACGGACAAGGACGCTAACCAGATAGGTTTTGACTTTGGATCAGAATGTGAAGGGATGTGCGGATTGTGACCGAGGACAATTACGAGAACTCCCTGCGGGCAATCCTTGCCCCAGACCCAGACGGGGACATCGTGGACTGGCTTGAGTCCAACGTGAAGAACATGCCGGGGCCGATGCCCGGCCCGTTCCGTGTGGACTCCACGCCGTACCTCGCGCCTATCCTGCGCGCCATGTGCGATCCAGAAATCCGAACCATCGTTGTGTTCGGTGCGGTGCAAATGGGCAAGTCCACCCTGCTGGAACTCTGGTCATCCTACATCGCTGGTCGCACACCCGGCCCGACCCTACTGCTCCAAGACGTTGATCCCAATGCCAAGGACTGGCAGATCAACCGCCTAAAGCCCATCTGGGAGGCGACTCCTGCCACCATGTCGCGCGTCAGCAAGCAGGAGAAGTCCAACTGGCACACCAATCAGTTCCAGCGTTGCACCATGTGGGTGCTGGGCGCGCACAACAAAAAGAACCTTCAACGCCGCTCTATCCGATTCCTCGGAGGCGACGAAGTCTGGATGTGGCCCAAAGGACACCTTGGCGAAGCCCTACGCCGCAGAACAGCGTTCACATGGAACGGGAAGTCGGTATTCATCTCCCAAGGCGGCTACGAGGGCGACGACATTACCAACCTGTGGATGCAGTCCGACCGCCGTGAGTGGATGTTCCGTTGCCTAGCCTGCGATACCCAGCAAGCCTACGAGTTTGAGCAACTCATCTACCCACCCGAAGCCAAGGGCGGCGACGGCTGGGACATCGACAAGGTCAAGCGCGGCATCAAGTACAAGTGCAAGTCCTGTGGCCATATGCACGATGACTCCTTTGCCATCCGGCAGGAGATGAACGCCAAGGCTGAATACGCCCCCATGAACCCCGGCGCCCCCAAGGGCATCGTCGGCTTCCATTGGAACGCCCTGTGTGGTCAATGGGGTATGTCATGGGGTGAACTCGCCGAAGAAGCCATCGTCGCCAAGCGCGCCTACGATAACCACGGCGACGAGACAAGTCGCATGGAGTTCAAGCAGAAGCGTCTTGCCGTTTCGTGGACAGAAGAAGTGGACGAAGGCGGCGGCGAGATTATGCCAAGCGGGTACAAGTTGGCCGATGGGTGGGAGGACGAAGGTGCCATGGTGGACACCAAACTAGTTGCCGCGCCAATCACCGACGACCACCGCAAGGCAAAGCAGTTTGCTCGCCTGCGGTTCATGTCCGTGGACGTACAGCGCAAGGGCTACTACGCCGTCATCCGTTCTTGGACGGTAGATGGCAAGTCCCGCATGGTCTGGTGGGGGTACGTCGAGACTGACGACCAACTTCGGGAGATGCAGGTCAAGTACGAGGTAGCCAACTTCTTCGTGTTCCTAGACTCTGGTGACGGCCCGAACACCGATGCCGTCTACCGCCTCTGCGCGCGCTTCAGTTGGAACGCCACCAAGGGTTCCGGGGCAAACGAGTTTGCATGGCGCGTGATGACCCCCTTTGGCATGAAGGTGGCCTATCGACCCTACCAGCCAGCCAAGGTCATCCAAGTCGGCGCCCAGTCCTGCAAACTGTATGTGTTCTCAAACCTTGTGTTCAAGGACTCCCTATCCCGTCTACGCCGCGCAGGTCACCACACCTACGCCGAGGACGCCGGAGACGAGTACCGCAAGCAGATGCAGTCGGAACACCGCACCAAGAACAACAACGGCACCCCCATCTGGATACCCATTGGTGATCGCGCCAACCACTTATGGGACTGCGAAGTAATGGGCATCCTGCCTGCGATGATGGCTAAACTCATCGGCAAAGGCAAAAACAAGAACGCCATCTCAACCGAGGAAAAGGAACCGGGCAAGGAACTCGAAAGTTCTCCTTGACGTGAGCGCACCCCATGGCAAGATAAGGTCAAGTCTTGGATGCAGGAGGTTGTGGGGCGTTATTGGTGGCTCTGGTGGCGTCTATCTTGCATCCAAGACCCAAGTTTACACGGGGCTAAAGCCAAATGGCTCGCGCTCAAGGTATTTTTTTAATCTTGGACATCTCCGACATAGAGGAAATTGTCGCACAGGCCGTTGTATTGCTCAAACAGGGCAAGACCATGATGGAATACGCAGACTCCGGCACGTCCGTGACCAAGGAGTTCCCTATGACCATCCAGCAGACCCTTCTGGAAGCACGATACGCGCTCCAAGTCAAAGACCCCCAAAGATATGGGGCTATCGACCGTGTGCGCGTGATCAATATGCTCAATAACTTCCGAGGACTCTGATGAAGAAAAACACCCGCAAAACCCCACAAAAGAAGTCCGTACCGCCCGTTGCTAAGGGCGTTAAAGTGAACCCTGCCCTAAAGAAGCAGGCTAACTCCACGGGGCCGGGCATCTTCAGTAATTTCGAGAGCGCAAAGTTCAGCAACAAGCGCAGTTGGATTTGGTCGTCATGGCCGCAGGACTTCAAGAAAACCATGACGGTGTTCGACCGCATGGAGACGACCCGCAAGATGCGCTGGTTGGAACTCAATGCGGGACTAATCCGACAGGTCATCGCCGACATGGCGACCTACTCGGTCGGTTCGGGTATCAAGATGCAGGCACAGTCGGGTAGCGAGCCTTGGGACGACCAAGCCGAAAAGTACTTCAATAAGTGGGCTTCGCGCTCATGCGACATCACGGGTCGTTACTCGTTCTTTGAACTTCAGCACATCTGTTGCCGCTTGATGGATCGTGACGGCGAGTGCTTCATCATCAAGACCAAGGGGTCAGACGGTCGTCCCAAATTGCAGGTCATCGAGTCCCACCGTGTTGGCAACCCCGGCAACGATGGCGCTCCGCCTCCCGGCATGGTAGACGGCATCTTCTTTGGCCCCTACGGCGCCCCCCAGTACTACAATGTAATACGTTCCGACGGCTCCAGCCGCCGAGTACCCGCCAACGCTGTCATGCACCTGTACGAGCCAGAACTGGCTTCTGGCGCGCGCGCTTACAGCCCCCTACAACACAGCATCAACAACCTCGTTGACATGCTGGAAATCCTATCGCTCGAAAAGGAAGCCGTCAAAACCAACAGCGATTTGGTTCGTACCATTACGCGCGAGAACGCACAGTTCGACGGCACCCAGTCCGACTTTGAAGCCTTCGGGATGCGTCCGCAGGACTACGGTGAAAATGGTCTTGCTGACCCAAGGGAAGCATCGACGTTTATCGGCGGCAAGACCCTTGCCCTTGCTCCCGGCGAGAAGTTAGAGTCTTTTGAATCCCAGCGTCCGAACAGCACGTTCAACGGATTCATCGAACACCTCATGCGTGACTCGCTCGCAGGGGTATTACCATTTGAGTTCGTGCATGATGCAACGAAGGCAGGCGGTGCTACTATGAGGTTCATAGTAGCCAAGGCTGACCGCAAGTTCCAGCATCGTCAGAATGTGCTGATGCAACGCTTCCTCACTCCTGTGTGGGGCTACATTATCGGTAACGCCATCAAGAATGGCGAACTCCCTTCCATTGATAGTTGGATGCAGGTTTCCAGCACCACCCCGCGCCGTGTCACCGTGGATGCCGGACGTGATGCCCAGCAGACCCGCCTCGACATCGAGACGGGCATCAAGACCATCACACAGTTCCACCTTGAGAATGGTGATGATCCGCGCGAACAGATGCGCGCCAATGCCGCCGAGAAGGCGTACATCAAGGAACTTGCCGAGGAGTTTGAAATCCAACCTTCCGCAATCTACAAGCCACAGAACGTAGCCCTCGACGCCATTGACGCATCCTTCTCCGAAGAAGGCGCGAACAAGGGCGACACCATGACCATCCAAGACGATGGCGAAGATGTCGAAGTTTCCGTGGACGACCCCAACGTCAAGCCCAAGGTAAAAAACCGCAAAGACGAAGAATAAAACATTATGAACTCACTTCAAAACGCCTTTAAGACGCTAACGCCTATGCTCATTGAACCGAGCAAGGCGAAGGCTTACCTCGACAAGATCGCCCAGTTCCCCATGCCACAAAAGGCAAACGACGACCTTGATGACATGTTGGAAATGATTTTCGGAGAGAAGCCAGAGATGGCAAAGTCCGGCAAGTTGGCCATCATCCCCGTAAAGGGGGTCATTGGCAACGACCTTACCGAACTTGAAAAAATGATGGGCGGTTGCGATGTCGATGACATCGAGGAGATGATTGAGGACGCCGAGCGCGACCCTAACATTGAAATCATCCTGTTCGACTTTAACTCTCCCGGAGGCACCGTCACGGGCGTCCCAGAGTTGGCCAATCGTATTTACAACTGCGGCAAGCGCACCATCGGCTGGACGTGTTCTCAGTCCTGCTCTGGCTCCATGTGGCTAATGAGCCAATGTGACGAAGTCTTTGTCAGCGGTTCTTCCACCGTCGGTTCCATCGGCGTTTACATCCCCGTCCTTGACGAGTCCAAGGCATACGCAGAAGAAGGCTATACCCTCGACCTTATCAAGTCGGGTTGGGCCAAGGGCGCGGGATTCCCCGGAACCAAGATGTCCACAGAACAGCGTAAACTGTTTGAGGACGACGTTGCCGATACCCATGCTTGGTTTATCGGTGACATCATGCGTAAGCGCTCCATGGCCGACATCAAGGACATGCAGGGTCAATGCTGGTCTGGTCGCAAAGCCGCCACCAAGATGCTTGTAACGGGCATTAAGGACACCCTTGACGATCTGCTTATGCACATCGGCGCGGACGTGTACGCCAACCTTGAGCGCCAAGAGCCTTCGGTCGAATCGACCGCTTCCTATGCCGCTGACGTAAGCCCAGAACAGGGCGAAAAGGATGATGGCGTAGCCCCTGTGTCCAAGGGTAAGAAAAAGAAGAAAAAGAAAAAGGACGGAGACAAGGATGAGGAAGTCGAGGATGACGATGAAGAAGCACCCGAAATCCCAGACGAGTCCTGCCCCCCTGTGGACACGGATGACAAGAAGTCTCGTTGACATTAGGCTAAACTCAAGATGACCCTCGAAAAACTGTACACCGACCTCAAGGAAGCGTTCACGGGCAAGACTGCCGAAGTCGAAGCCAAGGCTGGCGAAGTCGCCTCCCTCACCGCAAAGGTCGCAGAGATGACTGCCGCAATTTCCTCCAAGGAAGCCGCTTTCGTCGAACTCGCCGCGCAGGCAAAGGACATGGCCGACAAGTTGGCATCCGCTGAAGCCTTTGCAAAGAAGGCACAGGAAGATGTCGCTCGTATCGCCGCCGCGCAGGAAACCGCAGGCAAGAAGGCCGCAAACATCGTCGCTGACGCTGGCGTCCTCCCTGTGGAAGTCACCCCCGGTGAAGCAACCGCCGCCTCCAAGTCTGATGACGAGATCGTCGCTGAATGGTCTGCGATGAAGCAAGGCACCAAGGATAAGCAAGCGTTCTTTGACCGCAATAAGGCTTCCATCCTGCGTGTCCTCAAACTCGCCTAATTTACCATGGCACTCCCTGCTACCCTTACTGCCGAACTCGGCACCCTGTTGACCGACAACTGGGCGGCTATTGTTACTGACGCTGACGCTAACAGCGGCGTCACCACGATTTCCTTTAGTATCAAACTCACGGAAACCTCCCCTCCCGGTGGCCCGATGAACTATGAAATCGGCTTTACCCATCGCTACCGTACTGAAATCTCCTCAAGTCAGTACGAAAAGGTGACTGGTACCGTCTCTTAATTTTCCCCTTCAAACCCTAAATAATAAACTACTATGGCTAATGCTATCGGAGGCTTAACCCTCCAACTGGTTGCGGAAGAATCCCTCCGCACCCTCGTCCCGGAACTCGTACCCCTCACGGAAATTGCCGTGACGGACTTCGGTTCCTACGTCGCCGAGCGCGGCACCACGGTTCATACCCGTTATGCTGACTCGTTCACCGCTACGACCTTCGACGCCGCCAACGGCTTCGTTCCGGCCAATGCCGTCTCCACGGACGTTCCCGTGACCATCGCCGACCTCAAGTATGTCGATGTCGCCTTCACCGACTACGAAGCCTCCACGCTCTCGCTGGAACGCCTCCGTCGCCTGTTCTTCGCCCCGATCGCCAACGCCGTCCAGAAGTCTCTGTTCGACGAAGTGCTTTCCAAGGTGACCGTGGCTAACTTCGCTACTGCCGCTTACTCTGGCGCCAAGGCTAACTTCAACCGTGTTGCTATCGCTAACGCCGCTACCGAGTTGACCAAGGCTAACCTCCCTCACAAGGGTCGTAAGTTGCTCCTCTCCCCAGACGCTCTGGGTCAGTTGGTGCAGGATGCTTCTGTCGCGCAGACGTTCTCGTACGGTAACAGCGATGTTATCCAGAACAACTCCATCAGCAAGAACCTCCACGGCTTCTCTGTCAGCGAGTACAACGGCTTCCCGACCTCCGGCACCGCCTTCAACGAAGATCTCAATGGCGTGGCTTCCTGCAAGGAAGGCTTAGTCATCGTGACGCGCGTCCCTGCCGCCCCGACCACGGGTGGTGGCGAACAGATGAATGTGACCGACCCGGATTCGGGCTTCACCTTCGCGCTTCGCTACTGGTACAACTGGCAGACGGGCAAGCACAATATGTCCGCTCTCTGGCTCGTTGGTTCGGCTGTTGGTAACCCCAACGCTCTCCAGCGCATCGCCTTCACCTCGTAATCGAGGTGCGAGTTTAGGGGTCAGCGCAAGACCCCGCCGCGCAAATGCCGAGAGGCCCATCTCCGAAAGGGGGTGGGCTTCTCCTTTTGTAGACATCGGGCTAAACTCAAATGAGCATCCAGTCTGAATGGGCGGCTGATGCCGCTGAAATCCTCGCTGAAATCCCCAAGGCGGTCACGGTAAAGAATGTGCCTTCCGGCGCGCCCGTGGCTCTCAATGCCCTTATGGGGCCACCCATGGTCATGCAGGACTTGGAAACTGGTGGCTTCGTGGACAGCGCGGCGTTTGACATCAAGTTCAAGCGTACCGATGCGGTAGCCAATGTTGGTCTAATTGCCAAGGGTAACATCATTGAGTTCAATACTACCAAATACCGAATCATGGCCGTCAATGACCGCCCACCTTCGGCTTGGGTGATCTGCAAGGTTCAGACCCTTGTCCAGTAATGGCGGTTGTCGCAACAGCCCAGCGCGACGTAAGGGTAGACAATGCCGAATTACGCAGGGCTATTGCTGTCTACGCATCGGTTGTAAAGCAGACCCTAGCCAATGTGGTCAAGGAACAGGCGCGCTTAATGTGCCGTGACATGGTGGACTTTACCCCTCCGTTTGAGTCAAAGCCGTCTACAGGCGGTCAGAAGGTAGGCGGAGGCTTTACCCTCAAGGCTCGCAATAAAGGGCGCGCTTCTGCCGAGCGCGACATTCGCAAGATTTTTGCCCCCCTACCCCAAGCCCAAGCAGGTACGGTAGCCAAGTATGGCAACCCTTCTGTTTTTGCCGCATGGATGAACCAGAAGATGGCTCTCCCAGAGCCTCACCAACCCGGTTACATCTTCGACATCGCCAAGCGCGATGGCGTATGGCTTACGTCCACAACCCATTGGGATTACTTTAAACAGGTTGAGAACAGCGCCAAGTCCCGTAAGGCCACATTCTACCTTCAGCCCAACATGGGAGACTTGGATCGTATCCATAGGCGACTGCGCGGCTCCCCGCACTACCGAGTCAACGAAAGCAAGACTTCTGAAAAAGTCTACGTCGAGGACTTCAAGATGGTCGCCAGATACGTCAAGAAAGTCCAACAGCGCGTAGGTAAACTCAAGTCTGGCTGGTGGTGGGCAGGTCAAATGCTTGGAAAGATGCGCCAAGCCCAATGGATTACCGAACAGGGTTCCTCTACGGCAATCTGCAACAAGCAACTGACTGGCGATAAGCCGGGAGTCCTTATCGGAAACAGTATTGCCCGTAAACACTCGCAGGCTTGGCACCTTTTTGCTTTGGCTCGTAACTACCGCCATTTTGCGCTCCGAAACCAAATTATCCAAATCCTCAAGGGTGACAGAAACCGTGGCAGGATTCTTGAGGCGGCAAACAAACTTAAAGGCATCTCCATCTCTACCCAACCATGAGTACCCCATTCTATTCAATCCGTAGCATCTTGGAGTCCAAACTGACTCCCTACATCGCCGCTGGCATCCCCGGCGTCGCCGTCCACAAGGGTATTGCGGATGACGTGCGCGTATTGCCCCAGATCATCGTTTACGCCGAAAACGCTACCGCCGCCGATGCCCTTGGCGCCCACCCCCTTGGTAACTACCAAATCAGCCTCAAGGTGTACGTTTACTCGTCTGCCGATGACGAGACGCTGGATACCCACCGCGCGCGGGTACAAGAGGTAATGAACCTGCTAAATGACGACGATGCCGTCAAAGCCCTGTATACCCCAGCCACAGATGGCCAAATCTACGACCTGTGGATTAACTCGGACGACGAAGGCATGAGCCAGCGCCGCTATGGCAACGTCCTTGATTTCACGGTATTTGCCGTAGCCCCCCCTGCCCCTTGACATTCGGCTAAACTCAAAGAACTACTATGGCTTCTATCGACTACGGCGTGGCGCACTTCTTCGGTTTACGGGGTACGGAAACCTACATGACCATCCAAAGCGATGGCATTACCGAGTCCTTCGCGCTCGATGTTGAAGTTACCGACGAAGATGGCCGTGTGATCACCGACCGTCTTGACGACCGCCGGACTGAAATCAGCCTCGACGGAGTCCTGTTGGAAACCGACGTTCTTCCCACAAACGGCACCCAGTTCACCTACAACGGAATTACCTACATCCTCAAGTCTATCGACGACAAGGGTACCAATAAGGATTTCCGTAAAGTGAGCGTGAAGGGCATCAAGTACGAGCAAATCTAACCCTAACGGGTTTCCGAGTATGGACACTCGGTTTATCAAGGCTACCACAGCCCTGCCTGCGCCCAATAGGGTGTGCGGCAAGGTTTTGCTTCCATTCTGCCTTCGGCATCGTGTTCTTTTGGAGTCCATTGACTCACCGTTCCTAAAGCCGGACGACAGGTCTTTCAGCGCGAAGGATGTAATCTGGGCAATCAAGATCATCAACACCTACGACAAATCTGTAATCCATGAGTCCCTTTCCTTACAGGAACGCATGTGGGTGTGGCTGTTAAACAAGAGCCGTTTCAACTTGGCGCGCACCGCAGGGTTCATCCTAGGTCATATTACCAACTCCTGCTCTTACCCTAAACTTTGGAATAAAGAGGATAACAATAAAAAAAGTGAGAACATCCCTTGGACGCTATCCTGTGTGGCCAATAACGTAAGGAATGGTTGTTCGCTTGAAGAAGCGTGGACGATGCCGGAAGGTGAAGCCGTGTGGATGTCCATTTCGCATGCGGTCTATAACGGCGCAAAGATTGATGTTCTTTCTACTGATGAGGAAAAGGAACTAGATAAGTTTAATGATCGTATTGAAGCCTACAAAAAATCCAAACATAAGAACTAATGGCTGGCACCGATCTAACAGTATACATTGGCGCGGACGCTACGGCTTTCGTGAAAGGTATGGACGACGCCATCAATACAGCCTCTGGTAGCAAAGGTGGTGGCAAGTTCGCCAACCTTTTAAGGGCTGGCGTTGAGGGAGGCATGTCTGGTCTTGTTTCCGGGATTGGAAAGATGTTTGGCCCAGAAGGGCAACTCATCGCCGCCGCTGTAAACCTAGTGATTGAAGGCGTAGGAAAACTCATTGAGAGGGCTAAAGAGTTTCGTAATCTTTCCTACGCTACTGGTATATCTGGTAAGGAATTATCTAAACTTGAAGGTTACGCAAAATCTACTGGTATCAGTTTAAGTACTCTTGCTGGGGCTTTCTATGAGTTCAATAAGCGGATGGCTACCGCGCAGATTCGTGGAAGTGAGTTCAATGTTGCGGCGGCTAAACTCGGACTAGACCTAGATAAACTTAAAGACCGTACCATGACAGCACAGGACGCCATGTACGCTCTTTCGCGCGCGCACAAGGCGGGTACCGACGCCGCAACCTTGGCCTATTACGGTAACCTTCTTCTGGGATCGTCTTACGAGCAGTTGCTTCCGGCAATCAAGCGCGGCACTTCCGACATGAAGGCTTTTGCTGACGTTACGATTAAAAACGAGGATTTCGCAACGGAATCAATGTCTCGTATTTCAGACCAATTCAGCGTACTGTGGGGATGGATTGAAGGATTTTTCTACAATTTTGTCGGTGGTATCATTAACGCCTTTTTAACAATTCAAGATGCGATTGCTGTTCTTCAAGTAAGAATTATGGCTTTGTTTGATAATAAACTTGCCGCCGAAGGTCTTAACATCCGTATGCTCGGCGCAACAGATGAGAGAAAGAAAGCCGCCGCTGAAGCCGTAGCCGCCACTATGGATGAGGAGGACGCTAAAGAGTTCATGGAGGAGTTTGCAAAGATTTTGGGAGAAGGCGGTCAAAAGATTAAACCCTTTGGGCTACAGTCCGCGCAAGGTGCTTCACAACTTCAGCAGATGGCTGGTGGTGACATCGTCTCGGCCATCGCCTTTACGCCCCTTGAACGTATCGCCACGGCTACCGAACAGACCGCGCAAAATACGAAACCAAAGAATACCAACAATCCAGACATCGCCAAGGGTATGTCAATGATCCCACTAGGCTACTAATTTATGTCACGACTAGACTATGGCGAAGATTTAGCCACCCCAGAACTCCAGCCCGGATATACTATCAGCGCTGACGGGTTTGGACTTGTCCAATGCAAGGCTACCTTCCGTTGGGATAAAACTTATTTTCTTTCGCAATTATCGGGCTACAACGGCTATTTTAATCTTGGCAAAGAGTTTCCTGTTTTCGGATACAGTTATTGCCGAATGTACAAATGGGATTACGTCGAGCAAACAAACGGCGTAATTCTGATTACCGCAGAGTATACCGGCATCGACCCAGAGTATACAGCAGATGGAGGCTTCATTACTATTCCTCAAGTGCAGATGGTGGGATCAGCGTCCGCCGAGGACATCAGCCACCACCCTAACTTCATTCAAGTAAACTGCATCAGCAACGGACTGCTGAACGAGTTGGCTGGCCCTCCACCAGCAGGTGGTATTTTTGATGTTGATGGGTTTTCTAACCCTAACCGCGCCCTTTGGACGCCTATCGTTGCCAATCAAGGCGCGCTAAATAACTGTCAGTTTGTAGCCTTCCTCCCTCCTGCAACTGCCGATGAAGGTGACATTAACATCAAGGCTGGCGTAAAGTCCTACTACAAGCCACA